TGGAAGAGTTAAATAATGGCTGCTAAAAAGAAAACTAAAAAAAGTGGTTCTAAACCTACTAATCCTGCTCTATATAATAGAGTAAAGGCAGAAGCTAAAAGAAAATTTGATGTTTATCCAAGTGCATATGCTAATGCTTGGTTAGTTCGTACTTATAAGAAACGTGGTGGTGGATATAGGAGTGCATAATGGCTAAACCTAGAGGTGGACTTACAGAATGGTTTGGCAAAGGGCCTAAAGGTGACTGGGTAGATATTGGTGCACCTAAAAAGAAAGGTAAGTTTCAATCTTGTGGTAGAAGTAAATTAGCTAAAGATAAGAAAAGAAAATATCCTAAATGTGTACCAAGAGCCACAGCTAACAGGATGACTAAATCACAGATAACCAGTGCAGTAAAAAGAAAAAGAGCAAAGGCACAAGGTGTAGGTGGTAAACCAACAAACGTAAGAACATTTGTAAAAAAGAAGAAAAAAAGAAATGGTCGCAAAACTTGAGACAATAAGAAAAAAAATTAAACAAGGTAAGAAACTAGGTTTTAGTGAAAGAGCAAGAGCAGTAAACAAAGGTTTATTACCTAGCAAAGCAAAGAAGAAAACAAATGGTAAAAACTCTAAAAAAAGTATCTAAACAATTACAAAAGGCTTCTAAATTACATAAGAGGCAATCGGAGATTGTAAAAAAATATGTCAAGAAAACAGAAAACAAGAGACCCAAAAGTAGGAACAGGAAAAAAACCTAAAGGTTCTGGTCGTAGATTATACACAGATGAAAACCCAAAAGATACAGTAAGTATTAAATATGCTACTGTAGCAGATGCAAAAAAGACTATAGCAAAAGTAAAAAGAATTAAAAAACCATATGCTAGAAAGATACAGATACTAACTGTATTAGAACAACGAGCAAAGTTTGGTGGTAAGCCAGAGCAGTCAAGATTAGCAAAGGCAGCTAAGAAACAATTAAAACAAGCGAGAAAAGTATAATGGCACAATCCGGCACATTTAATTTTAATTTAGATATTGATGAAGTAATACAAGAAGCCATGGAAATGATTGGTGGTGAACAAACACTAGGTCATGAACCACAATCAGCTAGACGTTCTATTAACTTAATGTTAAATGATTGGCAAAACAGAGGTGTATTACTTTGGTCTACATTTACAACTGCAGTCACTGTGGCTACTAGCACTACAACATATGCATTAGATAGTTCAGTTAATGATGCTCTATTTGTTACATACAAGGAGACATCACCTGCAGTTGAAACAAAATTAGAAAGAATATCTTTTGAGGAATATCATGTTATACCTAATAAAGACCAAAAAGGTAGGCCAACACAATATGCTGTAAAAAAAGATATTGATAATCCAACCATACATCTTTATCCCATACCAGATAATTCTACTGGTGTTCTAGGGATAGAAGCAATCAGACAAGTTCAAGATGTTGATAAATCATTTCAACAAAATGCAGATGCTCCAGTAAGATTTTTACCTTGTCTTACTGCAGGTCTTGCATATTATATGGGATTAAAAAGACCTAATATACCTGGTGAAAGATTAGGATTATTAAAACAAAACTACGAAGAATTATTAATGAGAGCTATGGAAGATAATAAAGACAGAGCAAGTCTCATGGTAAAACCTAGATTGAGATATATTTAATGGCAACAAATAAAAGAGCACTAGCTATTTGTGATAGTTGTGGAATGAGATATCCACATAGAGTAATGAAGAAAAGTAGTTACAATACTCTTAGATGTCCTGAATGTTTTGATGCTAATTTTGATTTAAAAAATCATCCACAAAATAGAGTTGCAGATGTGAGAGATGACCCTACTATTAAAGACCCAAGACCTGATGATGGTGGTAGAAATGCAATATGGAATACAACAGCAATAACTTGGAATGATGACTCTGTAGTAAGTGGTAGAAGGTGGGATACAATATGACAACACTAACAGGAAGATTAATAAATAATACGTACAAGCAGCTATTAAAAATAGGTGTTTCTACTAATACAGGTATTACAAGTTCTTTAGTAACTATACAAGATGGTGATGGTAGTGCCACAGCTTTACAGTTAGCTACAAATGCTGCACAAATAGATGGTAACTTATTTGTAGCAGGTAAATTTGGAGTATCAAGTGATGCTTCAGTTGCAGGTAATTTAGCGATAACAAATAAAGTTTGTGCTAGTGCATTTCATGGTGATGGTTCTAATTTAACAGGATTAGTATTTACCGGTGATGTATCTGTATCAAGTTTAATAGTTACTAATAATGTGACTGTAGGTGGTAATGTTACTATTGGTGGTAATATTATGGTATCTGGTGGTGAGATACAAATTAAAAATACAGGCACACAATCTAATATAAAACTATATTGTGAATCTGCTAATGCACACTATGCAGCTTTACAAGCTCCACCACATGCTTCTTTTAGTGGTAATATAACAATTACACTGCCAACAAGTGCAGCAACATTAGTTGGTACATCTACAACAGATACATTAACAAATAAAACATTTGGAGATGCAGTAACATTTGATGATGATATATCTGTTAGTGGTAATACTAATTTAGGTGGCACTGTAACAGTTGCAGGAGCAGCTTCATTAGCATCTACCTTATCTGTAGGTGGTGCTGTTAATATGTTAAGCACAGCAACTGTATCAGGCACAGCAGGATTCTTAGGAGCTGTGAGAGTTTCAGGTAATGCCTCTATAGGTGGCACATTAGATGTTGGAGGTAATGTAAGTCTTGGAGGTAACGTAACTGTAAAAGGTGATGTGCATGTAAGCTCTAAAGTTTGTGCTTCTGCATTTTATGGTGATGGTACAAATATTACAGGTATACCAATTACAGGTAATATATCAGTTTCAAATGCACAAGTTGGTGGTACATTAAATGTATCTTCAACTGCAACGATACAAGGTGCTACACATTTACAAAGTACATTAAGTGTAAATGGAGCAGCAGGTTTTAATTCAACTGTAACAGTAGTTGGAGCAGGAACATTTAAAGATGATGTATCTGTATCAGGTAATGTTAATATAGGTGGTACAACTACGATTGCAGGTAATGCAAGTATTGGTGGTACACTTGATGTAGGAGGTAATGTATCATTAGGTGGTAATGTTACAGTTAAAGGAGATGTGCATGTAAGTTCTAAAGTATGTGCTTCAGCATTCTTTGGAGATGGTTCTAATTTAAGTAATATTACTGCTGTTGTTCAAGGTAATATATCAGTTTCAAATGCTACTATAGGTGGTAATTTATATGTAAGCGGAACTACTACAGTTGTAGGTGCTGCACACTTACAAAGCACAGTTAGTGTAAATGGTGCTGCAAACTTTAACTCTACAGTTACTATTAAAGGAGATGTTTCAGTATCTGGTGATATGAATATTGGAGGTCATACCACAATAGCTGGAGCAGTATCTTTAGGTAGTACATTAGATGTAAATGGTAATACTTCTATAGGAGGCACATTTTTAGCTACAGGTAAAGCAGAATTTGAAGATGATGTTTCTGTATCTGGTAATGCTATTGTTGGAGGCACAGTAAGTCTTAGTGGTGGTATAGTAGATGTTAAAAATGCAGGTTCAGAATCTGTAATAAGATTATATTGTGAGTCAGGTAATGCACATTATGCTGAAGTAAAAGCACCTGCACATTCTGATTTTTCTGGTAATATAAGTTTAGTGTTACCTGCATCTGCAGATACACTAGCAGGATTAGCAGCAACACAAACATTTAGTAATAAAACATTTAGTGATAAAGTAGAATTTGATAATGATGTATGTATATCTGGTAATGCTTTTATAGGAGGCACAGCTACAATAGCAGGTAATGCATCTGTAGGAGGAACATTAACTGTTGGAGGTAAAGCTGAATTTGATGGTGCTGTTTGTGTATCTGGTAATGCTGCAATCGTTGGTAATGTTTCAATAGGTGGCACATCTAATATAACAGGCAAAGCTGAGTTTGAAGATGATGTATCAGTAAGTGGTAATGTTGTAATAGGTGGAACAACAACAATAACAGGTGCAGTATCTCTTGGTAGTACATTAGATGTTGCAGGTAATGTTTCTGTTAGTGGTGATTTAAACATTGGTGGACATGCAACTGTAGCAGGAGCAATGTCTATTGGAGGAGCAGTATCAGTAGGAGGTGCTGTTAATTTATTATCTACAGCTACAGTAAGTGGTGCAGCAGGTTTCTTAGGCACAGTAAGAGTATCAGGAAATACTTCATTAGAAGGACAATTACAATTAACTAAAAGTGCAGCAGCAGTTGTTTGTGCAACAGCTATTAATGGTGTAGCTTCAGTATCATTAAATT